TCTAACGAGAATTATTTTCGACATACACGAAGGATATACCGAGTATACCACAGATTGAGCTCTATGTCAAGCACTTTATTTTGCAAAAGGGACTTGACAAGCCCTGTTCAACGTGGTATAATGGCTTTGTTGAATAGGATAAGGGATACAGTAATGAATAAAGCAAAATTTGAATTGAGTGTTATAAAGAGTGTTAATAGAGCTCTGCAAGATGCTGGGAACTACCATAAAGATGGTGCGATTAATTGGAACTACGTGGATGCTGATGTATACTTTGATGTATACCCTAAGCCAAGCTTAAATATTGATGTGGATTTATATTACGATGCATTCGATCGCTATGCTGATTTCTTAGAGGAGATAGTATAATGAAAAGATATAATAATCTGATACAGTCTGAAATGAAGAACAAGGTCAACTTCCAGCTATGGCAGCGTGACCATTATCGATACGAGATACGAGTAATAGAACAAGTCTCTGGAAACGGATTGTCTGTTAACCAAGCTAGAGTATCCTACCTAGATGATTTAGATGATATGGATTACGAAGAGGCTATACAATTCTTTAATCAGCAGGTCTACAGCGCTTAATTATGATAGCGTCTATACTTCTCATTACCCTGCTCGGTTGGTGCGCTTATAGACTGCTTAGCGCACCTCTGAAGACGTTATTGTTTGTAGGGAAAGCTGCTGTTATACTGGTGCTAGGAATGTTAGTATGGTTATGTTTATTTGCACTGATGTTGCCTTGACATTACTTGGCTGGTCTGGTATAATGGTTACATAAAATGAAAAAGGAGTTACACATATGGCTGCAGTAAAAGAATGGATGATGCGCTTACAAGATGCAGAAGAAGAGGGATTAGATGTAGTGATGAATAGACTACATGCGAACGGCGCTCTATGGGCTCCTCGTGTACATCCAGAGATTGCAATGAATGAAGTAGAGAGTTTCTACCCTGACCCTGCATATGTTTAATTTAGGAATAATTGATAAGGAAGAAAAAATAATGAAATATAAAGAAGGCGACACAATTGTCGATCAAGGTATTATATACTCTGTAGAGAAAATGGAAGACGGCACTCTATGGGGATATAGTAATAACGCTGAAGTAGAAATCGAGATAGAAGATGACTTCGTACCTGACGCTGCATTTCGGGGTAACGAACCATTATAGAAATGCCTTGACAAAGTTTGCATCACATGGTATAATGGCTATATAGAATGGAAAAAGAGAAAGACTACTGGAGTGGGAAACGCCCACTAGACCTTAATCGTGGTACTGCAAGTCTTTCTCCCTTATCGGAACAGGGGTGTTGTTCCTACTATTGAAAGAAAAGAGAGAAACCTTAGACTTTAAAAATGATCAATCGGGTAAGCCAGTTAGTGAATTAATATGCTGCGAGCGCTTCAATAGGATCGAGTCTTGTTGGTTTCTCTCCCCCCTTATAAGAATTTAATTGATGCACTAGTTATCAATACAACAGTTTGAAAGGAAACCATTAAGGTTGGTTGGCCCACGGTGAAAGTTCCACAATGGTTATGGTGTGGGGATGTAAGTTGGTTTCCTTTCAATTAGAACTCATGCGAAGTGGGGTTAAGCCCTTACACAGCTTCGCTGATACTCTCTCACTCGCGAGCTTAGGATTGATCACCTCGACCTTGAGTGAGAGGGGACGTTATTTAGAAGAGGGGCCCTTTAGAACTGGAATGGCTTTCCTAAACTATAAATGCAATAAGGTGTCTTTGAGTTATTTTCTAGCTGTATCAAAGAGGCCACCCCCTAAAACTGAGCGATGTTTGCTTACTTAACTGGTATATAATAATAAAGGAAAATTTATGTTCGTAGAAAAAGATGAAGTAACACACGAAGAATATGGTCATGGTAAAGTAACAAAGATTTTTGCGAATGGTGGCGACACTATCTACGGAGTAGATTTTGGAATGGAACATAATTTATTTGTATCACATAAAGACCTTCAACTAAAGGAGAACACATGAGTGAAAACCCATATGAAGTAAAACGAACATTACTCAAACGTGAGGTAGTACAATACTACGAGCAAAAAGATGAGAATGGCAACAGACAAATTTGCAAAGAGACAGAGACTACCACGAATGATGAAAACAATCCAACAATAGAAACAACAGTAGAGTATTATTAATTATGGCACTAAACAACATGTACAAGTGGAGTGGAACTTTTATGTTTCTAATCGCTGCACTCCTTCTCTCTTCTAACGTAGAGATATCTAAGTATGGTTATATTTTATTTTTATCAGGACATCTAACTCTCAGTTATTTCTTTTGGTTTAGAGTTCGAGATAATGCAATGTTTACTCACAACTTCTTTTTTATACTCATAGATTTCTGGGGTATATACAGATGGTTTATCGCATAAGGAAATATATGAAAGTATTGAAAGAAACAACTAAGTGGAATGGGGACTATCCTAATCACACCTACATTCTCAATGACAAATCAATGCTTATTGGTTACATACCATTCTCAGAAACAAAACCCAGCTGGTTTAGTAAACCAATGACTTTCTATAAGTCTCGCAGAACATTCATTGAGCAATCCCCAGAGGAATACGCATGTCAGTGAAGTGGAGTTGGGTAACACGCAAAGAAGACAAACAAGCTTCATTGCGTATCGGCGAGGGAAAGTTCGAAGGGGTTGTCTATTCATACGGCAAGGTAGTTCTACCCGAAGAGAATGAAATAAATTCCAAAGGGGACTTGCCTTTTCGGTTCGAATATACTATACTAGATAATGCGAACATGAATAGGGAAGAATTCGGGAATGAGTTCTTTACAATCATTGGGGATATACTTGTGACTATTATTGAACAACAACTACAGGAAGAAAACCTTGAGTACAGATCAGACGATTGAACGAACTACGCTGTCAGAGCTAGTTGCAAATGAACAATATGCACGTAAGGTATTACCATTCATAAAGGGTGAATACTTTGCAGATAGAACAGAACGAATAGTATTCGAAGAAATACAAAAGTTTGTAGAAAGATATAACGCACTACCCACCAAGTCTACTCTGGAGATAGAGATAGACACACGCAGAGATTTAAACGAGAGTGATATTTCCAGCATACTGAATACAGTCAAGTCGTTGAAAGCAGACAAAGAAGTAAACTATGAATGGTTAGTCGAAACCACAGAGAAGTGGTGCAAAGACCGTGCGGTCTATAACGCAATCGTTGAGGGTATCTCAATCATAGACGGAAAGGATAAGGCGCGAAGCGCGGATTCCATTCCGAGTATTCTCACAGATGCTCTCGCGGTAGGATTCGATAATCATGTAGGTCATGATTACTTAGAGGATAGTGAAAGTCGATTTGACTACTACCATACCGTAGAGGAAAAAATCCCGTTTGACTTGGAGTTTTTTAATCGAATAACCAAAGGTGGATTACCTCCGAAAACCCTAAACATCGCGTTAGCAGGAACAGGTGTCGGTAAGTCTTTGTTTATGTGTCATGTAGCTGCTAACTGTATGTCTCAAGGAAAGAATGTATTGTATATAACTCTGGAGATGGCAGAGGAACGTATCGCAGAACGCATTGATGCAAACCTAATGAACATCTCTATGGAAGACTTGCATGATCTACCCAAGCAGATGTTTGAAAGTAAAATCAATAAGATTATTAAGTCTACCTCTGGCAAACTCATTGTCAAAGAGTACCCTACTGCATCTGCACACTCTGGACACTTTCGTGGATTGATTAAAGAGTTGGCTATCAAGAAAACATTCAAGCCAGATATTATCTTTATTGATTATCTGAATATCTGCTCGTCATCACGATTCAAGGGAAATGCAAATGTGGGTTCGTACTTCTATATCAAATCAATCGCAGAAGAACTGCGAGGACTTGCAGTAGAGACTAACGTACCTATCATGAGTGCCACTCAGACCACTCGTAGTGGATTCTCTAATAGTGATGTAGGTCTGGAAGATACCAGTGAGAGTTTTGGTTTGCCTGCGACTGCTGACCTTATGTTTGCGCTTATCAGTAATGAAGAACTAGATGAGCTCAATCAGATTGCAGTCAAGCAATTAAAGAATCGATACAACGACCCGTCAGTGAATAAACGATTTGTGATTGGTATTGATCGTGCGAAGATGAAACTGTATGACATTGATATATCTGAACAACACACTCTTGCAGATGCAAATCAGACTAAGGGTAAAGAG